ACATCTGTTATTTGATACCCGTTTCTTTGTTGATGTTGATTCTTTCTTTATTCATGAATTTGAACCATGGGAAGCAAGTCGGGTTTGAAATAGTTAATTCATATATAAATATTTCAATAAGCTACCATCGATTGATATATACCGTTATAGGAACATTGTTTTATGGGGGCATAGTCCATATAATGCTTAACCTTTTGATGATAACTAAAAGGATATTTAAACTGTTTGATAAAGAAATAGATTTGTTGACAAATAGTATTACTGAGGCCAAGGAGGATGATGCTTGTGAACAAAATACTTTAAAGCCTAAAGACACGAATGCAGCAGATGGAGAAGAATAAATAGAGTTTTTTTCCTGCCGGGGATTTTTTTCTTCCTTCCCGTTTGTCAATCACAAAAGAATCCCTATCTTTGCAAAGTCAAAACAATTCAATCCTGTTGGTCAGGAACGTAGAGCGCGGTTAATGCTCATGATAGTTTAATGGGCTTTTTTTATGCCCATATAGGTTCATTTTGCTGATGTCAGCAAAATGATATATAGGAGATTGTAGAAGTTCACAACTTGTTGTGCAAAAGTTACGGCTGCCTTTCCCATCAACTTAATTGCTCTACGGAGTGACTACGGATTGATTGTTTTGACGAACTCGGGAAACGGCGGCCGTTCTTGCGTTCTATTATTGCCGAAACAGTCAAAGCAATCAATCCGTATGAAACAAACAGTTTCAATTCCTGCTCATGAATAAATGTCGTGAGCAAACCTTCAGCCATTTCTGCATGGTTGAAAAGTAAAAACACCCTATTCTCATGGGTTCTTGAAGCATCCTCAGTAACTAACGTCAAAAAACTCTTTCAAAAGTTTGTGGATTAAAAAATAATCCTCATCTTTGCAGTGCATTACATTTGATAAGGGCGAGATGGCTCGCCAAAATATTTGCTGCGGGCATTTTTAGTGTCCATAGCTATACATATAGTTCCGTCCCGTGTGGAGCGTTAATGCGCCCACTGCCCTTATCAGGTGTAATGCAACGGGGAGCGGAACTTTTTTTTTACCCTCCCATAATAATCAACATAATGTTTCATTTTAAATGCATTGTAAAAATGAAAAATCAAACAATCACTTTGCCCGTAACGGTGGCAAAGAAATCCGCGTTTACCGCGTGGTGTGAAAAACAAAACACCCTATTCTCGTGGGTTCTTGAAGAATCCTCAGTAACTAACCGCCAAAAAACTCTTTCAAAAGTTTGTGGATTAAAAAATAATCCCCATCTTTGCAGTGATCTCCATTTTGAACAGGCGGATAGTACCGCCAACATAGCCGTTGGTATTTTTTATGCCCATGGCTTATCATATAGTTCCGTCCCGTGTGGAGCGTTAATGCGCCCACTGCCTGTTCAAGGTGGAGATCAACGGGGAGCGGAACTTTTTTTGTTCCCTTCCCGAAATAATCAACATAGTGTTTCATTTTAAATGATCTCAAAATGAAAAATCAAACAATCATTTTGCCCGTAACGCTGGCAAAGAAATCCGCGTTTACCGCGTGGTGTGAAAAACAAAACACCCTATTCTCGTGGGTTCTTGAAGAATCCTCAGTGACTAACCGCCAAGTTCTGCTCATGGCTCATGCTTCCCTGGCGTTCTCCGCCATGGTAGGTGCATACCATGTCTATGCCATCCTCGCATTGGTCTGCCTGGCTTGGTTCATTGTGTCGTTATACCTTTGTGTGAAAGGAGGCCTGAAATGAGTAAACGTATCAATATCACCAAGCGCGACATTTATGTCAGCAGTGAACGCAATCATTCCGATAAGGAGACCGGTGACTACCGCTACAATCTTTATTTTTATGGGAATTTCGCAATTTGTGAAATCTCAGCCGATGATGCACGCGAAATCATAGCTTGCTTGCAACATGCGCTGGATGTAAATGAGAAAGGAGGCACTCATGAATGACGAATTCTATATCGACAAAATGATTTCTCGTGGCAGTTCCGGCTCGTATGAAGAAAGCTACAGCCTGACGCTCGAAAAACATCCTATACAAATCGATGGCATGAAATTGGCGGAGATAGACCGCTTGCAGAAATTTTTAGCAGAATACATTAAACTTGAAAGGAATCAAAATGAAAAAACGGCAGAATAACCCCGAAGAAAATCCGCAGGAGAAAATAACGGATATCAGTATCTATGTGGCAGCACTCTCCACAGCCTTTGCCCCGGCCAAGGCTCCTGCCTATGCCACCCATTGGTTCACCACCGAAGAGGTCATCGACGCCATTAAGGAACTGAACCCTTCCGCACAAATCTCAAAAGATGAGATATTCCGTGCGCTTTGGGATGCCGGCTACCGTTTCGGACAGCGTCCGTGCGCCCAGGGATTATCCTTCCGCTGGATGCTAGCGGCTAAATAAATGTTGGACGGTAGGACAGTTGGGCGGAAAAAATAGAATTGTAATACAAAAGATTTATCACCGCCTGCTGTCCTTCGCCCTTCTTTTTATTACATCTTCCTTTGCAAAAAAAAGAATCCATGGTAACAGACGAACTCATCAAAGAACAATATATTCGGAAAATCATAAAAAGAGACTCCGACTTTATCTACGAAACTCAGGCCGAAGTCCTGCGTCGCAATTTCTCAAACGAACGTGCCAAGGAACTAGCGTCATTCCTCTCAAAGAAACCCTACGATATGTTTGGTTATGGTCTAAAACCGAACTACTATTTTCGTATCTTCCCATACCTTCGTTTTCTCGATATCAAGTATTCCCGTCAGCAGGAAGGACTTCGTGCTCGTTTGGCACTTTACAACCGCGTCATTTGGGGACGTCTCTACAACGAAACCATCAACGATTTGCGCTATGGCTTGACTCAGGATATGAAGAAACAAATTCGCGAATGGTTAGAGAAAATGGACCCCGACAAACTTTGAACTCTCGGTAATAAGCGTTATATTTGTCTTAGTAAAAACAAAACGGATATGTTCTTTATCATTAACCTCATATTAAGCATAGTGCTGGTACCCCTGTTCACCCATGGGTGGAAAGACAAGCAGAACAGATGGGGGGCTTTTATTCTGTCCATATTGGGCTTGACCCCGTTTTTCGGTGTCCCTTTTATGTGGCTTGTGGTTCGCATCTCTAAAGGTTCTCTATAGCCTGTCTGTCCTTTTTATCCTATACGTTTACCGCTACTTTCGTGCATTCATCACTAAAGTAGCGTTTTTTTATGGCTAAAAAATTAACGGAAGACCAGATTAAGTGGATCCTCTCTTTGGATGTTACTCAGGCCGAAGAAGGTTACCACAAACTTCGTCAGGAAAATAAGAAGCTGGAGGAACGGAACAAGGAAGTCAAGAAGTCCCTCCGCGATTTGGAGAAGGCAGGCAAATCCGAGTCTGATGCTTTTAAAAAACTATCAGACGAGTTGAATGCCAACAATCAGAAACTCGCGTCCAATCGCGAGATGGTGAAGAAATTATCTCTTCAGATGGGGCTTACCAATATGACCATGGTGCAGCTTAAACGCCATGCCCAGGACTTGCAGCGGCAGCTCGACAACACCTCCGAAGCCCTCCATCCCGAAGAATATGCCAAGCTCAACCAGCAGCTCCTCGCCACTCGCGAGCGCATGGCCGAGCTGAAGGGAGCCGGGAAAAACATTGAGGCGGATTTTGGCAAGGTCATCAAGTCCCAAGGAACCATGGCCGCCTTCTTGGGCAATGTCTATACCAAGGTGGCAGAATGGGGAGTACAGATGCTGGCCAAAGGCAGGGAGTTCATGAGGGAATCTCTCAATATGGCTGCTTCTGCCGAAGGGGTGCAGCGGGCTTTCTCTGCGCTCGATCGTCCGGAACTCTTGGCGAATTTGCGCGAAGCCACCAAAGGTACGGTCAACAATCTCGAACTGATGAAGGCTGCCGTCAAGGCCAAAGATTTTCGCATCCCCTTGGAGGACTTGGGCAAATACCTTCAGTTCGCGCAGCTCAAGGCACAGCAAACGGGGCAGTCGGTCGAGTTCATGACCGAAAGCATTGTCACCGGTTTGGGCCGCAAGTCACTTCTCATACTCGATAACCTCGGGCTTTCTGCTGCCGAAATCAATGAGGAGGTGGCAAAGACAGGCGACTTCATGAAAGGTGTGGCATCCATTGTCGACAAGCAACTGGCTGCTGCAGGCGAAAAATTCGTGACCACTGCCGACCGTGCCCAGCAGCGGGCAGTCCTCTTGCAGAACATACAGCTGTCTCTTGGCCAGCGTATGCAGTCACTGGCCGGCTTTTGGGAAAGTGCCTGGACAGGCGTATTGAAGGTGGTGGACAAGTTTGTCTCCATTCCGGTGGAGGATAAAATCAGAATCGAGCGGCAGGAAATAAACCGCCTGGCCACCGCCGTCATGTCGGCCAACAGTCACGCCGATGTCCGTCAGCGCCTCATTCGCGAACTTAATCAAAAGTACCCCAAGTTCCTGCAGAACATGGATACCGAGAAACTCACCAACGAGCAGCTTGCCATCCGTCTTCGCGAGGTCAATCAGGAATATGGTAACAAGATTCGTATCCAGGTCATGAACGACAAGGTACTGGCTCCCATGCAGGAGAAGGAACGTAAACTGACTGAGGAACAGATAGAACTCTATAAGAACATGTCCTGGGCTGTTCAGAATCTGGGACAATATATGAGCCGTCCGTTCATAGATGCGATAAAGAATGGTACAGTTGTTAAAATGTCGGCTCAGGAAATCAATGCTGAGTTGGAAAAAATGGAGAAGAATGGAGTTAGTAAATCGCTCACGCGTTATTCTTCCGGTCTTGAAGGAAGTATTACCCGCCTGAAGGAAATTCCTTCAGAGTTACAGAAAATCCATGCCGAAACCGAGAAAACCATCACCACCATAAACAATATGCAAATGGTCAACGACAGCGGCGATGGCGGCTCTACCCCCGAACCTCAAAAAGATTTGATTGCCGAGAAAAAGAAGGAAATAGAGATTGCCGAAGCCTCCGTTGCTACCACCCGTGAAGAGGTCATGGCCAAGAACCGGAAGGTCCAGGCACTGAAGGAAGAACTGGAAGTGCTTCAAAACTTGGGGATAGAAAAGGCTAAATACAATCCAGATCCTAACAGTGTTGCTTTGAAAAATATGGAATCAGCCCATGCTGCAGAAATGAATGAAATTCGTTTGTCAGGTCAGAAGAAACAACAGGCCGAAGAAGATATTAATTTTACTATCCTTCAGGCTGAACAAGCTTACTATACCAAGCGAATTTCAAAGCTGGAGGAATTTAAACTCAATGAAAAAAAAGCGTCTAGGCAGGCGGAATACCAAAAACAGATAGTCGATTCAAAGTCTAAATTGATAGGAATAGAAGCCTCCATGGAGGAGCAGCGCATTGCTGCAATAGAACGGTTGCGCCAGGAAGAGTTACAAAAGGAGGAAGCTACAACTAAAGCGCAGCAGATATATTACGCTAAAGAATTGGCTGAAAGAAAAATTACTCAAGAACAATATGAAATGCTGATGCTCTCATTGACTTCATCCAGTTCTGAAATGCGTTATGCTATCGAGGAACGCTATTTGAATGACATCAATGATTTAGAACTGAAAAATGGAAAGCTGAAGACCGAAGCGGTAAAAAAAGCCAATCAAGCGGTACTGGATGCCGAGCAGAACGCCATTAATGCACGCACCGCTTTACAGGCAAAGATGAATGATTTGGTTAAGGATTTCAAATCTCAGTTTAAACTGACTACAGTTGATGAAGATTTAGAGTCTCAAATTAAAGCTTTGGATGCAGCCTATGAAGCGCGAAAACAAATAGCGGAGAAACAGAATTTGGATACCACTGAACTTGATGCAGCTCATGAACGTGCGAAAGAAAAATTGGTCCTGGATAGTGAACATCGCATAAATCAGATCCGGAATCAATATGGCTTGTTATCTCAAAAAGAGCAGTTTGATTTGGAACTTCAACAGCTGAAAGAACATCTGGCGGCGCAAGTACTTACTCATGAGGAGTATGAGAAGGCTGTACAGAACCTCAAACGTGAAAGCTATAAAAAACAGTTTGATTATTATTCAGGTTTGTTTTCCGGAGCGGTTAATGCTCTTCAGCAAGCGGAAATGGCAAATATCGATGCTAAATATGATGCGGAAATAGAAGCAGCTCAAGGTAATGCTGAAGAAGTGGAACGACTCGAACAGGAAAAGGCGCAGAAAAAATTGAATATAGAAAAAAAATATGCTGATGTTGACTTTGCTGTAAAAGCGTCTCAAATTATAGCGGACACTGCTGTTGCGATCATGAAGGCTTTTGCTACACTTGGTCCCATTGCAGGTCCTATTGCAGCTGCTTTAATGGGAACAACAGGAGCTGCCCAACTTGCTGCGGCCAATGCCGAACGCAAAAAAATAAAAAGTATGACACTCTCTGGTTCCGACAATAGTAGCAGTGGCAACTCTACTCGTGTCCCGGGCCGTCAGTCCGGTGGCAAGCTTGATGTCACTCGCGCTCAGGATGGAAAATTCTTTCCCGCTACGGATTACGATCCGGCCAGGCGAGGATTTGTCGATCGTCCTACGGTTATAGTAGGCGAGGGGCCTGCCGGCCGAAGCCGTGAGTGGATTGCCTCCAACGATGCGGTGAGCAATCCTACCATTGCCCCATTCCTGAATATATTGGACCAGGCACAGCAGGCAGGAACCATCCGCACCCTCGATTTGAATCAAGTCATTCGTGCGCGCATGGCCGGCTTCTCTGCCGGAGGTTCCGTTTCACCGGCACCATCCGGCGGGGCCTCTCCTGTTGCGCCGGCAGCCGATGGCAAGGTCGAAACGGCCATCTCCCGCCTGTGCGATGTGATTAACCGTCTCGAGGAGGAAGGTTTGCCCGCCTATACCTTGCTCGATGAATTCGATCGCGCCCGCAAACTCAAAGAACGTTCACGTAAAATTGGAAGTAAATCATGAAAATAACGAATGTCAGCAAAGGCAAAGCCTATCATTTATCGCCCAATACCAAGTTGCAGGTCGAACGCACCAATCTCTTTTTTAACGAGTACGGCGAGCAGACCAATCCGGTCAGCCTGCCCGATACCGATAATAATCGGGAGCTGCTTGACTATCCGGACATGATGTCGAAGAAGCAGAAACCTTCAGCTTCTATCTCGGCTACTATCGAGGATGCCGGATACTTCATGCCGTGCCGCCAGGCCGTTCTGTCTGCCAGGCGGAAAGAGAGCATCGAAACATCGTTCTACATGAACGAAGGCTCTTTCCTTTCGAAGATATCGGACACTTCTCTTTCGGAAGTCTTCGGGTCTGAAACCATTCCCGGATTATCCACAGTGGAGCAATGCATAGATTTCTGCCGGTCTTTGATTGGCGGGAACCATCCCGAATATGCCATATTCCCGGTACTCGTCGAGTCCGATCGCGCTTCTTCCGGCAGCACTCCGCAGTTCGATTATATCAATCGGTACGGCTTCATGGTGGACGGCACTTTCTACGACAGTCTCAACACTCCCCTTTCCGGTACACCCGATTTCTACAATGCCGTGCCGCGCACCGAGCAGGATGGCGATACCACCATCGATCTGGCTGCCGGATATTATATGTCACCTTTCATTCGCGGCAATTATTTGCTAAAGCGCATTTTGGCACATTTCGGCTATACCCTGAACGACAATTTCTTTACACACACCACTCCGTTCCCCGATATGGTGTTCATTAATAATTGTGCCGATGCGCTCATCACCGGAACGATTCGGATAACCGACCTGTTGCCGGATTGTTCCTGCAGTACCATCCTCGATGTGTATCGCAAGAAGTTCTGCTGCGAGTTTGTCCCCAATGAGGTGGAACATACCGTCGATATTATACTCTTCAACGAAGTGCTCGATTTGCCTCCGCAGGTCGATTTGGGCAAATACCTTGCTTCCCCCGTCAATATAGACTATCCTGAAGCCTACAAGCAAATCATCTTGTCATCCGAGGAGCAGGTCTCAAGCCCGCAGGAAGTCGAGACATTGGATTCCATTGCCAATCTTTTTGCAAAATACAAGCAAGTGTTCATCAACCCGCTGGATGGTTCATTCTGCCGGAAGGGATATTTCTTCTGGGTGATATTCAAAGATCTGACCGTGCTGCCCTTCAACCAGAAAGTATCCGAATCCTACATGAGGTACTATGCCGGTGGCAATCTCGAGACTCATGACATATCTGTCCCCGATTGCCAGCCCGTGATGCTTAATAACAAGTTCAATGTTTCAGAAGACGTGTTCCCCTACATCGGTGCTGCCAATTTTCTTAATTCTAAACTTGTGGCCAATAATACGGCCGAGGAAGAAGCGTCGTCCGATGGGGGTGCAAGTTCCGATGTCAGGCTTAAGCCTATGCTTATGTTTGCATACACCGATAGTGGATACCCGCGTGGCACAATTACGAATTACACCCGCAATTTATCTCTTGGGTCTACCGACCCCTATACCCGTTTGTGGGATTACGCCTTGACTTACAACGGCAGCGATGGAATCTTCGAAAAGTTCTATCGCCGTCTTGATGGCATATACCGCAACTCCATGCACTCCATCACGGCCGATCTTCTTCTGCCCATCCACTTGAAGCAATCGCTTTCCCCCTATCTGCCTGTCAGCTTGAATGGGGAAAATCTTCTTCTGAATGTATTGAAGTATAATTTGGGAGGTGGTTTGCAGCCCCTCGAGACAAGTTTCTATACTTATCGTCTCTACGAACCGGTTTCTTCTGCCAAGCCGTTTGCTGATTACAATCTTTCCACCGGATATGTTTGGGAGGTGAAACAGGAAAAAACCACACTAACCAAAGAACAATACAATGCATCTCCTTATAAGGACAAACAGTTCGTGGCGGCATTTCTTCCTCCAGCCACCAAAGAGGACGCCGAATCTGGCGGACGTCGTTTTGTCCAAAGGGCGGCTCTCTATTTCGCACCCGATGAGTATATCGAATTCCAAGTTTGGTTTGTAGCGGTAAAGGAGGCTGCTGTCTGATTGTCCTTTCCCGTAATGCACATGATTCCTATTTTCGCCTAAAACAAACGGTAGATAATATATGAATATAATAACACAACCGGCATCATTGTCCTTATCCGGGAATATGGAAAAATTCCTGATAAGCTCCGCAGACGATATTTCTTTTGTCTTGAGTAAGGGAGGCAAAGAAATCCTGTCCGCAGTATACACTCCCGGAACCGGAAATCGGATTACCATAGATATCCGCGATATTGTCGAAGCGCAGTTGTCCTTCACGCTCAAAGACCAGAAGACCCCTTATTCCCAATCTTCCATCTTTGCCGATTTTACGGCCAAGCTGAACGATACTACAAAAACTTTCCGGGTCATTCGTGCGGGCGTGGACCGTTTGACTGCTGCTCCGGCTAATTTTGTTACTGCCAATTTCCTTACCTGGCAGCCACAGATAAAACGTGTCACTTATTATACTCCCGAATTCTTGACCTACTATGCTACTGTAGCGGGCAATGTCAAAGTGAAAGCCTATTTTACGGACAATCAGGGGGAGGTTACTTCCGAAGAAAAATTGCTCTATACCATGTCGGCGGATAATGCTTACACTATTCCTGTGCAATATGCCGTCATCTGTGCTTTGTTTCAGTCCAAACTACCGTCTTTCTATGATGTTTGGGTAGAGGATACCTCCGGCACCCGCCTCAGTTATATACAGCGTTATGTGGCCGATAGATTGAGGACGGAAGAAGAGCAATGGGTTCTTTTTGAAAATTCCTTGGGAGGTATAGACACTTTCCGGGCGTATGGCCAGTCCGATTTTACAGGGACACATACCCACAACATTGCCGAGATTGATGAAGTCTCTCAGGATTATCGGGTGGATACCGAGCGGACTTTCCAGAAGTCCACCGGATACTTGGATAAAAGCCAGCGCAGTTGGCTGCTCGATTTCTTTCCGGCAAAAGTAAAATACATCTATTTGGGCAACTATCTCCGTAGCATAGTGGTCACCGAAGACGAAACGACCTATACGGATAAAGAACTCCCTTCCGAATATAAGTTTACTTATAAATATGCCGATGCCCGGCCATATCTGAACTTACCTCGCGCTGGTCAGCTTCCTGACGAGCTTAACATCTATGTACCGTCACTCGGTTCTTTTACGATACCCCCTCGGCTGGTTGAATTCCCGTCACAGCCGTTGTCCGAGGGGGTATTGTTCCCTGTCCAGAATCCATTTTCCGAAAAGTGGGCAACAACAAATATAGGGGCTATTTTCGCGTATGTGCTTAACAAAATTTGTTTTGAATATGCCGAAGGGGGTGGTGTCGGGCACACTCATACTAATATCGAACTACTGCAGATGCTGTCTTATGTAGATGAATACCTGTTGGTAAATGGCAAGAAAATCAAAGCTGGCTATGCGGATGGAATTGCCAACAATACTTTTACTGAACTGGTTACTTTTCTCAAGGGTTTCTTGATCGGTACAAATGGCAGCGGTATTACTGTTTTAAAAGACGGTACATCACAAGCCGTTGTTGACCGATTGTATGTGAAGATAAAGGCAGTGTTTGACGAGCTAGAGGTGAAGAAAAAGACCCATGTGGGCGGCGAGCAAATACTGTCTCCGGCGGGCATGAAGTGCAACCGGGTAGAAGAACTGGCTCATGCTTACCGTTGCTTTTTTTTGTCGGAAGTCGATGGTGTTACAATCAATAACGAGTTTACCGTGGGCACGTTTGCTCTGGCTCAGGAATGTAACATCAAAGAAGGGGTGTCACAGAATGTATCTAACCGATACTACTGGCGCAAGGTGGTTGGCGTGGGAGCGGACTACATCGACCTGAGCAAGACGGAGGCGGACAAAGACAGCGACATCCCGGCCGCCGGCGATGACATTATAGGATTGGGGCACGATACCGATATTACCCGGCAAGCGGCCATTATCCTTTCGTCCGTCAACGAGACTTCCCCATCCATCATCTTTTACCAAGGCATTAATACTTATTCTTTGGTCGGGAAAGAAGTCATCGGGATGGGCTTTGACAAGTCCACCGGGCACGCCTACATCAACGTGTATGGTGACGCTTATATCGGTGCCAAAGATGAGAGTACTTACATCCGTTACACACAAAAAGGCGGGGTGGATATCAAAGGTATGTTCCACATCGAGCAGGGTTCCACCGGATGGAAGAACATGGAGGGGCTACCGAATGAAATTCAGGCGGCTGCAGACCTGGCACAAAAAGCACAGGATGCGATAGACAATGCGACTGTTGGAGCGGTCAACTTGTTACGCAATTCAGGATTTTCCGGAGATTATGAGAGTGAGGTATTAAGAGATGATACAAGTCTGTCAGCCGACACCGAGCTTTACAGCAAGCAACTCAAGCATTGGACAGGCGTTGCCACGGTATCACCCAATACTTCAGCCATGTCCGGTTTTTCAGCATCCATCGGCAGCCTGTCCCAGCCTGTAACATTAATTAAAGGAGAAAGTTATGTCATCAGTTTTAAAGCAAAAGGCACTTCTGTGGCTGTGTCGTGTGGTGATTTCAATGCAGCTCAGTCTCTTACGTCCGACTATCAACGATACGTATTCAAATTCACCTTCAACAGTACAGGTGTTTTTATGCTCAGCGGTACCGCAACCGTTTGTGACCTTCAGCTAGAGCGGGGCACAATAGCCACCGACTGGAAGCCGTCCGTACTGGACAATGACAAGGCAACAGCCGGATTCCAGGCTATCAATTATATTGCAAGTGCGATTAAAGATGGCTCCGTGGATATACTTGGCGGTCTGATTTTGGCTAACATGATACAGCTGGGAAACTACAAGGATGGGAAGATGCAGAAGGTTACTGCCGGAATGAGCGGAATCTATAATGACGATGAAGACGTGGCATTTTGGGCAGGCGGTAATCTGGAACAGGCTATTAAAACCGTAATGAAGTTCCGGAGTAATCCTGAGTATCAGCCATCCGATTCGGAATGGGCAAACATGGCTAATTTTGTCGCCACACATGGCGGGGATGTCATTCTCAGGGGATATATCTACGCATTGGGCGGCTTGTTCCGCGGCCGAATAGAGACATCCGTAGGCGGGAAGAGAATTGTTATCGACCCCGAAAAAAATACGCTAGAAATGTACACGGCAGAAGGACACGCCACCTTGATCTTAAGGTTTGATAAATCATCGGACGAATGGGAATATGGCGATCTCATCTTGCGGAAGTATGTCAATGATCAACTGGCACTCGAAACGACTGTATATCCGGAGCGTATCAGAATACAAAATCATGTTGAAAAAACGGATATCCTGTTAAATCCCAACAACGTCTCGTTCTACGGCTCTAAGGGTGAGACATTATTGGTCGGGATGAAATCGGTATATAATGGGGTAAACGTGTCTAAGTATGTGGCGGATATAAGTTGCAGTCATTGGCCGGGTAAGGATGATGTCAGTACCGGACAAGTCTATGTAGATTATGAGACAGTGGAAGGTATTATAACTAATGGGGTTTTAAAAGTAAAAAAATAATATGGAACTCAATACAGTCATTAAAACAGGTACTTGGTCTGATGCTGCCGACCGAATCAACAGTAATTTTAGCAAGGCTTCCACTGAAGTCGAAAAAATAAAATTAAGCAGCACCCGCAGCAAGGGGCTGTATCCTACTATCGAGGCGTTGAAGGCTGCTATACCATCCCCGGTTGTAGGTGATTGGGCTGTAGTAGGTGATACCATACCGGGACCAATCTATCAATGCAAAACAAAAGGCACATGGAGTGCCACAGGTACGACAGGAGGAGGTGGAAGTATAGACCTGTCGGGATACTTAACAGCCGAGGAAATTGACGATGTGACATCAATATTATAGTTATGAGAATCAATTATCAGTCCGATTTTAAAATCATAGAGAAAAATCTGAATGGAGACCTGAAAACTCCTTTCCGATTTACTTATCAGACAGTATTGTCGAAACCCATTGTAGCCTCTTTCGACGGACACGACTACAAGAACTGTCGCAGGCTGGATGATGGCAGCCTGCTGGTTATTTTTGATAATCATGGCATGCGTCCGGGCAACCTGACGGTCAGACGCGAGTATTACCTTACTGATGCTGATTTTGCTGATGGTATCTGTAACCTTGTATCCATGGAGTTTACAGCCATCATCCTTGTCAATGGCAAGTCTGATGACAGTACAGGTACAATTGACGTTTATCCAAACTACCAGAAAGGTGATAAGGGAGACCCAATGATATGGGATTCCATGACAGAGGAGCAGCGTGCCGAATTAAAGGACTCTGTGGTAAAGGATGTGCAGAATGAGATGCTTTCTTCCTCTCCAATTTCCGATAAAGAATACGAAGATGTACTGAGTGTTTCCCTTTAATTGGGAACCGATAAAAATAGATTTACGAAATTTAAATAAGAAATTATATGGCTAAAATTCATAAACTTACCAAAGGTGGGAAGACTATTTACCCTGCTACAACCACTGATGCAGTGGTACATCCGACTACGCGTAAAAACCTTACGGAAGAACTTTCCGATATGTCAGATATCCAGTCAAAACAGGAACAGAAACTTAATAATAATATTTCGGAAAATTTATTCGGAAAATCATT